CGCCTGATCGGAACCGTTCTCGTTCGCCTTGAGGAAGCGGTCGTTGCCCAGCAAGTTAGCCGCGACATCGGTGCCAACCGCGAGGAAGCGTCCCTCCAGTGGAACCTCCGAAGCGTTCAAGGCTTGGCGGGCGGTGATGAGCGACTGCACCGGATCAAGCGGGTCGATGGCGCCGGGCAGAGCCTGCGCCGCCATCTCCGCAGCGATGAGCGCCTCCGCCTGACGCGACAGGGCCTGACCGGCAGGCTCCGCCACCGCGAACGAGAAGTCCTCCAGGCTGAAGTCCATCTGCTCCTGGGTGATCTCCACCGAAACGTCGTACAAGTCCTGCACCTGCACGGTGATGGACGACTCAACGACATCCTGCACCTGCACACCGTTCGTGCGGTTGAAGATGCTGGAGGTGAGAGTGGGCTGGCGCTTGATGGTCACGGTGTCGCCGCGTCCACCACCAAAGTCTGAGGTGTACGCACGGTTGAATAGCCCGACCAGTACGGAACTGTTCCACCAAGTCGCAAGGGCTGGCTTGCTGATGAGCGTGGGAGTGATGAATGTGTTCGGCACGACTCCTCCTTCTATCTATTGGAAACGGTTGTTGGGTAGGCACACGGCTCCGGGCCTACTGTGCCGACCCACCGCCAGGGAGGGTCTTGCCAGTAATAGTAGCCATATTCCGCAAACGTATGCCGTTTATGTCAGCGACCTTTCCGCTGCGCCTGCAAGTACTTCAACATCTCGCCGGGGTTCATCGACTCAAACTCGGGCGGCTTACCTGTCACTCCTGCGCCAGTATCGGCCTTCGACGGGGCAGACTTCGCTACATATTTGGACTGGATCTCCGCAAGCACAGCGTCGGCGTCGGCTTCCATTTCTTCCAAGGTGGACCCGCGCAGCCGGTCAGCGATAGACGGAGGCAGGCCCTTTGACGCCGCAACCTTGGAGCGCATCGCCTCAGCCTTGGCGTCCTGTAGCGCCTTCTCGGCTGCGGAGGCAGCCTCCTGCGCCTTCTGCAACTCCGTCTTCTGGGATTCCTGCAACTCGTCGTAAGACTTCGCCTTGGTCGCGAGTTCCTTGGCTTCGGTGCGGTACTTGGCGGCCTCCTTGCGGAGTTTCGCCACATACTCAGCATCAAACGATTGTGGTGTTTGTTGGGTTCCCTCCGCCGCAGGCGGTGATTCCTGCTGGCCCTGCTCGGCAGGTTTCTCTACGGGGGCTTCTGTCTTTGCTTTATCTTCCACGGCTCCTGGCCTTTCTCCCGCACCGGGCGGGTCCGGTCAATCCTACCTAGTTCACTCGACCTTGGTTGCCCCTCGTAAACGGCTCGCCACTCTGCGGGATCTGCCCAGCGACGGGCGCGTTCTCAGTGCGAAGCATCGGGCTAGTGCCATCAGCGATCTCTTGGGCCAGTTGAGCCTTGAGTCGTTCAATGGATTGCGGCGTCAAGTTCAGAACCGTCTCCGCCAGATACTCCACCGGCAGACCGGAGCCGCGCAGTTGAACGTAGGCGTTGGACCGCTGCGAGACTGAACTGATCTCCAAATCTTTCCACGACATCTCAAGGCCGTCAGGCACCGTCACGCCGACCATCGCCCCACCGATCCGCATGGCGTACTCCAGGCTTTCGCCGAAGTTGCTTTGCTTCACCCCCACCTTGCGGGTCAACCCACCTTCCAGCGCCGCCAGCGACTCGCTAGAAATGTTGGAGATCGAGGTCACCGCGAACAGGGTGGGCGGTGTCTGGGTACACACGGCGATATGCCGCAAGTCCTGTTCCACCGCAGCCATCAGGTCTTGGGTGCTGGACTCGCTGAACTCCCCGAATGTCGTGTCAGAGTCCGGTGCGACCAGCAACTTGTCCACGCCCATGCGGAACGGCGGGATAGCGTTGCCGTCGGCGTCGTTGTCCACGTCGATACCAGCCACCCACCGCTGCCGCCAAGCGGCGCTGGCTTCCAGTAGCAGGCGGGTCATGATCGTCTGGTTGATGCGCCGCTGGATGGGCAGCACTTCAAGCACTTCACTCATGGAACGACCCGCCGAGTCGAGGCGGTTGGGGAACCGGACCACCGGGCACACGCCAGCGGCGTGCGGGGTTTCAGCCACAACCCGCCACTGTTGGGGGCTGCGTTCCCGCTCGAAGGCGTAGATCGCTTCGTCGGTGTAGAGCCACGCCCGGTCCTCCCCGATCTGCTTGGCTGCGACCTGCGTCGCCATCGGGTCGTAGGGGCTGTTCTGCACCGCCAGCACCATCGGCGATTCGGGGGTGAACACCGGGCCGTTTTCACCGGGGGTGACCACAAGGTAGCCGTCTCCGTAGGTGAGAGCGTCAGCGTAGATCTGGGACTGTCGGGCGTCGAGGCGGGAGGACTGCCACCAGTCCCAATACTGTTCTTCCGGGTCGCCACCGACAGTGATGCCATCAACAAGGAGTCGGTCCACCACCGCCCGAACGATCATGGACAGCATCGGGAGTTCAGCACGGGTGACGAGTTGGCGGTACTCGCGCTCCACGGTGGTGTGTCCGTCACTGGGGTAGAACGGGGCCTCGAAGATCCCCCGCATCTGATCGTCGAGCGGTCGGAGTTTGCTGGATTGCTGCGCCCCGAGTTGCAAAGTGTCGCGCAGTGCCTTCACCAGTATGTCTGCCATGAGGCTAACGGTAGCCCTTTAGATCATGCGTCACTCCTCGTCACAGATAGGCTTGTTCTCAGTGCGAACGCGGCCAGGAGTCGCAGACCCAGGAGGTCATCATGGCAAATACCAGCCCGAAGAAGCCCACTGACTTGAGGCGGCGCCTCGGCGACCCCAGTAAGTCGAAGGCCCCCACGGCCCGGACGAAGGCACCGGAGTTCACGTCGGTGCGAGGCTTGACCGCCCAGCCCCCGGCCCACCTCAGCGACGAAGCCAAAGCCATGTGGGCTGTGGTTGTCGCCAGCGCGCAGTGGTTGGTGGAGTCCGACACCCCTGCGCTCATCCTGCTCTGCACCATGCACGACAAGGTGTCTGCGGCCCTGGCGGGGGATGACATCAGCCCCGCCACCGCCGGGGCGGTGAAGGTCTACATGGGCCTGCTCGACAAGTTCGGCCTCACCCCTGCCGCCCGCATCAACCTCGGCCTGGCTGTCGCGGAGGCGGAGTCCAAACTGGACGCCTTCAGGAAGGAGGCGGGGTGACTGGCGGGTGGCCCCCCGCTATCCATACCGAAGTCACGAAGTTCCAAAGGGACAACGGTGACGGCGACCGGGTTATCAAGTTCATGGAATCGTTCTGCCGGATCACGAAGGACACCATCGGCGGCAAGGCAGGCGACCTCATCACACTGTTGCCGTGGCAGAAGTCGCTGACCAGAGAAGTATTCGCTCGGCGCAGCCCCGACCTGAAGTACAAGCACCGGCAGGCGTACATCGGCCTGCCTCGCAAGAACGGGAAGTCGGCCCTCATTTCTGGCTACGCCCTGTACTCGCTGCTGTTCGGTCCCACCGGTGGCGAGGTCATCGTCGCCGCCAGCACCAAGGATCAGGCGAAGATCGTGTTCGGCAACGTCAAGCGAATGATTACCCTTGACCCTGATCTCAGCCGCGAGTTGACCCTGTTCTCCGAAGCGATCCACCACCCGGCATCGGACTCTGTGCTGCGCGTGGTAGCCGCAGACGCCCCAGCCCTAGAGGGACTCAACCCGTCGTTCGTGGTGCTGGACGAGATTCACACCTACCCCAACCGGGAGTTGTATGACGTACTGGCTCTCGCGTCCGGTGCCCGCGTAGAGCCGATGATGGTGGGCATCACCACCGCCGGGAAGCGCACCGACACGTCCGGCCATGACTCGCTGGCCTACAAGTTGTATCTCTACGGCGACCGGGTAGCGAAAGGCGAACTGGAAGACCCGTCGTACTTCTGCGCGTGGTGGGAGCCGAAGAAGCGCGATGTCGGCAGCGACAACAATGCGGCGTGGAAGCAGGCCAACCCCGGCCTGGGTGTACTGATCGACCCACAGGAGATGGGGGACTCCCACCGCAAGACCCCCGAAGCCGAGTTTCGGACCAAACGCATGAACCAGTGGGTAGACCAGTCAACGGCATGGCTACCGGAGGGGGCATGGGATGCGGTGGAGTCCGTTCGCACTGCGAACGAGGATGCTCGATGGGTGCTGGGCACTGACGGCTCATTCAGCAACGACAGCACCGCCGTCATAGCGGCGAGCGTGGAGGAAGTTCCAGTGGTCCGGCTCGTCGGACTGTGGGAGCGCGACAATGACCCGTCGTGGCGGGTAGACATCCTCGACGTGGAGAACGCCATCAAAGAGTTCTGTCGGACCAATGATGTAGCGGAGGTCGCGTTCGACCCGTACCGCTGGCAGCGGAGCATGGCGACGCTACAAGAAGAAGGCATCCCGGTGGTGGAGTATCCGCAGTCCCCGAACCGGATGGTCCCTGCGACCCAGCGATTCTTCGAGGCGGTGGTGAACAAGAACCTGTCCCACCCAAACGACCCGCATCTGGCCCGCCACCTCGCCAACGCAGCGGTGAAGGTGGACTCACGGGGCAGCCGCATCGTGAAGTCCCGCTACACCCGCAAGATCGACGCCGCTGTGGCTGCGATCATCGCCTATGACCGTGCGGCGTGGTGGAACGAACAGCCCAAGCCAAAGTCCAGGCGCGCCTACGGCTTCGGTATGGCCTGAACGCAGCGATGCTCGATGTGGGATGACTCGTATGTCAGGCGCTTCACCATCTGGCTGCCGACAGACCCCCACAGTTCCCCATCCTCAGCCAGGGAGTAGATCTGCCAGCCGAGCGAGTGCAAAGCGGCGGCCTGCTCTTTGCTGACGGGGACGGGATCGACCACCACCGGTATGGCGGCGGCGTCTCGGTCATGCCCAGCAACGACATACTCGTTGCATTGCCTGCATTGTTTCAGTGCTGCGCGTCGTGCCATGAGGACGACACTCTCCTTCTCCGTGTTGCCCACCCGAGACACGGCCTGCGATAGCAACCCCATCGAGGGTCCGGCCTTGTAGGGTGGCTCCTGTTCTCACCCCCACCAGCAACGAAGTGCCCCCGCTAGAGGAGGAGAACAGGAAAGAACTCGAACACTAGCGGGGGCCACGTCCGTCTGTGGAGATTGCCACTGACCCCCTCAGTGTAGGGGTAGTGGCAGCACCCACCCAACTGGCAACACGCCAGAGAAAGGTGGCTTCCGCCACATGTCTATCTCAATACCGAAACTCCCCAGCGATGCCGATGCGCTCACCGCCGCGTTGGGATACGCGCAGGCCGGATGGTACGTCGGCCCAGTCAAGCAGGGCACGAAGAACCCTGGGTCCATTCTTGGCGCCGCGTGGCCGACGCACACCAGCCGTGAACCGGAGGTCATCGCCTCATGGTTCGCGGGCACCAACTACGGGGTGTTCCTGCATGTCGGTCGTTCCGGCGCTTTGGTGCTGGATGTGGACAGCCCCTCGCGGGTGCCGGACTGGCTGCGTGCGGAACTGGACACGACCCCATTCCACCAGACACGGGCCAACGTGAACCTCCCCAACGAGCAGGCGCGTGGGCACCACATCTTCAGCCTCAACGGGGAGTCATACGGCAACGGAATCTCCGGTTTCACCAGTCGGAGTGAAGCCGGGTGGGGTGATGTCCGTGGTTCCAACGGTGTCATCGTCGTGTTCCCGTCGCAGCATCCTGCGGGAGGCCAATACGCATGGGAACGGGCCGGGGAGTGCCCCGAGCCTTCGGGGGAACTGAAGCAACGCCTCCGCCCTGCCGCCGACAACGAGGTCGCGGCCTCCGATAGGGAGGTGCAGGACTTCCTGAGTCGCTATGTCGTCAAAGGGGATGTGGCTGAACGGGAATCCGAGGCCCGGATCGGCACTATCGAGGTGTCTGCGGCACGGAAGGTGGCCGAAGGGGCGTCGCGGCACGACACCTTGGCTGAACATCTGGCTTGGGCGATGGATGACGCCCGATCCGACCTGTTGAGCGCCCCCGCAGCCACTGTCGCCCTCAAACAGTGGTTCGACAGCGAGTTTGCGCCCGGTGGGACGCGGAGGGCGAAGCCAAACGAGGGCGAGTTCCTGGGATGCCTGTCCTGGGCGGTCGGACAGGCCCGTGCGAAGCCCCAATCGGCAGTGGATGCCCGCCGAGAGCGGGTACTTGACGTTGAATCAGAGGTTCGCAGTGTGAACGACTGGGTTCTGGACACACTGATGGCAGAGATCACCACCCAACGCACGAAACAGCGGGTCAAAGACCAAAGATTCGTGGACTTCCAGCATCTGATGAAGGAGCAAGACCTTTCGGAGTTCGTGGTGCCCCATTTCTTGTACGAAGGGGACCAAGCGTTGATCTATTCGCAGGCTGGGGTTGGCAAGTCGTTGCTCACGCTTGAATGGGCGTGCAAGTTGGCGCTTGGGAGCGCGATCTTTGACGAAAACACCACGCCGATGACCGTTCTTTATGTCGATCAAGAGAACCCGCGTCAAACACTGCGTGATCGGCTGGAGAATATGGGCTTCTCGGACCCCAATATCCTCGACAAGTTGAACACCAACCTGAAGTACTCGCTGTACTCAGAACTTCATCCACTCGACACCAAACAAGGCGGCAAAGACCTCGTTGCCCTCGCCGCCGAAGTGGGCGCATCCATCGTCATCGTGGACACGACAGGCTCCCTTGTCGAAGGGGAGGAGAACAGCAACGACACCTACATCTCCTTCGGCAAGTACACCGTGAACCCGATGCGGGCGGCAGGGATCGCAGGCATCTACCTCGATCACGCGGGCAAAGACCTTGGCCGAGGGGCGAGAGGCGGCTCCGCCAAGGCGAAAGACATGGACGTGGTGTACCAGATGACCCTGAAGTCGGACTACCAGATCCGCATGGTGCGGGAGAAGAACCGCTCCAACTACGAGGGCGACGCCGACGTGATGCTCAAACGGGCAGACAACCCGCTGCGTCACGATCTGGTGGCCGCGACGACCGAGGCTCGCGTCCAAGGACTCCTCCAGCGTGCGGTGGCCCTGGGTCTGGGTCCAAACACTGGTCGGCCCACCGTGCATAAGGCGCTCACCGAAGCCGGGGAGTCCTGCACTCAGCGTCAGGCAGCGGAGGTCGCGAAGCGCCTGAAACTCCAGGGTCCGTCCACCGTCACCGAAGTACTTGAGCGCTCATAGATCTGTGGATAAACCTGTTCAGAGGGGTCTGAACAGGGGGTCTGAACAGGGGCCTGTTCGCAGTGAGAACAGACATTGCGAACAGGCCCCCTATTTACCGCTCAGAAACCTGTTCATAGGCCCGTGAACAGGCTTGAACAGGGGGGGCGCGGTGCCCCTGTTCATGTTTCCCCCCCACTTAAGGGGGGAACAGGACACCCGAACAGCCGTCCGGGCGACCTAGCCTGAAGGCATGGGACGCAACTCGAAGGCCACCTGGGCCAAGCAACGCACCACCGGCTTCCTGAAGCCCTGCGGCACCTGCGGGACTCCCACCACGTCGGCCTACTGTGCCCAACACCTGCCGCTCACCCAGCGATCCGACCTCGCGGATCGGCTGAACCACGAACGCGAGGTCAAACGCCTCCGACCCAAGATCCTCCGACGCGACCGGTGGACGTGTCAGTCCTGCGGCACGGTGGACAAGTCCGGGCGGACGCTCCAGATCGACCATCTGGTGCCGTGGCAGCACGGTGGTCCCGCCACGGAGGCGAATCTCCGTGCGCTGTGCATCCCCTGCCACCGCCGAAAGAC